CAAGGAGTTGGAAGCTTTCAGCAACCACTTCTGTCACATAGACACGCTTACCATCTGTCCCTTCATAATTTCTTGTCTGAATGCGACCGGTGATGCCGACAAGATTGCCTTTCTTGACCCAATTTGCAAAGTTTTCAGCTTGTTGTCGCCACATCACGCAATTGATGAAGTCCGCATCGTACTCACCATTTTGATTTTTAAAATTCCGATTACAAGCAAGATTGAATTGGGTTGCAGCAACATTCGTCGGAGTATAGCGTAATTCTGGATCACGAGTCAGGCGGCCGATAAGTACAACGTTATTGATCATTGTTACCTCCAACCAATGCTTCTAGCTGTAGAAGCATAGCTTTTTCTTTTTCGATCAGCCAGTCCATGTGCACCTTGGCTTTTTCCAAATCTTCGATACCATTTTTCCGACGATAGCGGAGTACATACTTGATGAGATTGCCGAGATGATATCCGGTCAACTGTTCATCATTCATGAAGTTGCGATGGACATCGATGGCTTCAAGACCATTCCGTCCTTGGTAGTGTTTTGGATTGTGTACGTTGTCGCTCATACTGTCATTCCTTTCACATTATTCTTTTTGTGGATTTCGGTCGCACGTTTGTTAAGTAATTTCCGCTGATACTTGGCCGATTTGTAGTATCTCATCTTTTCTTTTTGTCGAATGATGATTTCACGAAATACGAAGATCGCAAAGCTTGAAAGTGCTGCATACGTAGCAAATGCTACTGCCAAGAAAATTTCAATAGTTGTCATTAGTTTCTACCTCTGCTTCGGTTGGTTTTTCTGGGAATAATTCCCGGTTGAATTTGTTGATCATAAAATCTTGGGCCTTGTTGGATTCTTCCATTCGTCCGACAATCTCGGCCCATTGTCCGATGCTTCTAGAGTGTGAATACACTCGTTCTTCCAGTTCTTCAATTTTCTTTTGTTGCTCATATGTGGCCTTAATCGTTGCGATTGAAAACAGCGGAAAGAAGAATAGAAGCATCATTGTTATATACTTTAGTCTTTTAAGGCTCATGCTCGAATCACCCCGTCATTCTTGAAATCTACAGCCATTTGATGCAACTGCTCTTCAAAATCACTATCAGAAAGCTTCATCAATTTGGCTTTTTCTTCGACTTTTAGCGGACGGTTGGCATCTTGCCAATCCATCAACGCTAATAATTTATTGATAGGTGTCATTGCTTCTCCTTTTGTGTTATAATTATTCTGTAATTCTTTGAAAAGTGCCTTTTCCAAAAGGTGCTTTTTATTTTTGCAAGGTACGGCAGAATCTGAGGACATCTTCTAAGTTATAGAGATACTTCCCACCTTTGCCAGATTGTTGAAATTGGAATTTCCCTTGGTCTCTCCACTCTTCTAACTTGGTTCGTCCCCAGCCAGTAGCCTCTTGCAGTGCCTTGATAGGCACCCATGTGATTTGCTTGCTGGCTCTTCTTTGGGCTTCTTCCATGGCTTTGATGTTGAGAGACACAAGTTCTTCGAATAACTTATCTTTAAAGTCTGTTCCAAACAAATCTAAGACCATTTGAAAATCCTTTCTAACTTTAATCTTTCTTTATTTATTTCAGCAAAGTATTAGGAAATGATTGCTTAATTGATATCTGTTGAAGACGCTCCCGATCATTAATATAGTCGATTTGAATCAGGGTTTCAGGAATTTCATCCTTGCTTGTCTCCCAAACAATGTTAATTCCTTGTAAACCGATATCTTCAGCTTGAAAATCAACTCCATTTAAAATAACGTGAGGTATGCTAGAATCATTGCTGATCTTAATTTCTAGATTTTCGATTTGCAATATCTTTTTTAAAGGTTCGCTCATTTATCCTTCTTCACCCCACCAAACTCATCTGTCCGTTGCGGGCTTTGATTTCAAGTTTAGTATTTGCTGATGGCTCCCAGCTGTTCCAGTAGTCAAAGGCTTGTTCTTCGTCCTTACGCTTCAATAGGTCATATCGAGGGATTCGGAAGTAGTCCTTGAAATCTTTAGCGGCCTGAGAAAATACAGATTGTGCAAAATGTCGGTCACGGTATGCATGGCTATCTTTACCACCGAGCAAGGCCACGACTTTCTTTTTACGTAGCTTTTCCAATGCTAGACAGACTGAAGGGTTGACCGGTTGCTCATTTTTTAAATAATCGACATCAGCTGATAAGATGGACTGCCCTTCTTTCAGCTTTTTCAATTCCTGGAGTGCATGGATCATAGCGTCTTCTACCACTAACTCGGTAGGTTGAGTTGTCACTTCATTCATTATTCAAATTCTCCTTCTAAAATATTGCTTTCTTTACGAATATCGTTTAGGTCATTGAAGAAACGAAGTCCACGACTGATAAAACTGTCAAATTCGTTTCGGATGATTCCGTCTGCTTTGAGGACTTTCTCCTCGTCTGCGTAGATTAGACCGCCCATACTAGCCAAGAAGTCATTTCCTTTTTGAAGTAGGCTTGTGATATTCTTGTAAGCTGAGATTTGTTTCTGTACGCTATTGAGTTGTCCTTGTGATTCTTCAATCGCTCGAGTCAATTCATCATACTCAGCAGATTTCTTATCGACCTCTTCACGCTGGGCCAGTGTCTCAGCAAGTTGCTTTTCAATGAATTCGGAGCGTTCTTCCATCGCTTTCACGGTTTTAGAAAGTTCCTTGTTCTTTTCCAGCAATTGTCTGTTAAGGTCCTGTGTGGCCTTGTAATCATCTGGGACGACTTCCTTGATTGTTTCCTTGAGTTCGGTCTTGGAAGACTTAATTTTCTCATTCTCGTCCCTTAGAAGTTTGTTTGCTTGTTGGCTTAGTTGAAGTTTCCTCTTAACTTCCTGCAGCTCTCGTACTGTCGGAGTTTCACCGTCTTCAATGCGTTTGATTTGCTCCTCTTTCTCTTCTTCTGGAAGAGTTGCAATCAGATGAAGTGCCGTGGTCCCTAAATGCGACAACGTTGTCGTATTTGGAAGTTCAGAGGCTACTTTCATCATTCGTTGAGCTTCTCGGATGTGAATTCCTTGGTTTTCAACCCAGTTTGTAAATTTACCATGTGTAAGATCATTTTCTTTCACATGGTTCAAGCGTCTGCCGATTTCCCAAATCGACTGGCCAGCTATTTGCTTGTGGTGACTTATTTCTAGTTCTATCTGAGACAGATTGTTCGATAAACTAATTTCGTTCATTTTCTACTCCTCAAATTTTTCCCATGACTCGTTAATTCGCAACTTTTTATTGATACGAAGTTTCAAGTCATCACTACCTTTTCCATCTTTGAAAAGTTGTGTGATAGCTGATGGACTAACACCCACAACAATGGCTAAGTCCGTCTGTGACCATTCACGTTTTTCAATTCGCTCCTTTACAAGCTCGATCCACTTGCGATGTTGTTGGCTCATGTTTTTCCTCCTTTATTTTTTTAATAGAGTTAAAGAGTTAGTAAATTGTTTTAAAAACGCTTGACAATTTTAATGTATAGTATTAAAATGAAGGCATAATTAAAAACCCTGATAAAACATTATATCTATCAATTTTCTTGCTCGCCAAAGCTATTTATTTTTAGATAAGTTTTAACTCTGTTTTTTACTAACTCATTAACTTACAAAAACTATTTTAATACTACGCATTAACTTTGTCAAGTGTTTTAATGTGAAATATTAAATATTTTTTGTCATATTCTCAGAAAGGTTGAAAAATCAATGTTTCAGACATTTGACAGAATTAAAGAACTTGCCCAAAAGCAAGGACTTTCAATAAATTTATTGGAAGAAAAACTAGGTTATAGTAGGAATACTATTTATAATCTAAAAACTTCCAAACCGTCTACTGAACGAATTTCAGAAATCGCCGACTACTTCAACGTTTCCACCGACTACCTATTGGGACGTACAGATAATCCTTCTATAGCTGGAGATCCAAAAGAGTATACTTGGCAAGGGAAGCCACTAAATGTTGAAGAAATGGCATCTAATGTCATGATGTTCGGTGGCCGAGAATTAACAGATGAAAAGAAGAAAATCATACAGTCCATTATTGAAGGTTATCTAAAAGAGGCTGGTGATTAGAGGTACTGCTTAGTGACCGAAAAAGAAATTATAAGCCATTATCAAGTTCGTATTATCGATTTTGATGGAGATTTAATGCCGGATGAACTCGGATTTTATGAACAAGAAACTAATACAGCATTCCTATCGAGTAAACTCAACAAAAAAGAGAGAGTTAAGGTACTATTGCATGAACTGGGACACAAGGACCACACACGCTCAGAGTACCAGAACGCTCGCCTACGATGTGAGAATGAAGCTGATAGGAATATGATCCATCATCTTGTAAAAGATGCACTAGATAATCTAGAAGACCCTAGAGAGTTTGATTACATACAATTCATGTCTTACTATAATCTGAGAACTATAACAAATGAAATTATGGTTCAAGAGGAATACTTAGCATTAGTCGAATGAAAGGAGACTCATATGTCTTACTCGTACGTTGCTTTAGATGTTGAAACTGCTAATGATTTCAGAGGAAGTATCTGTTCAATCGGTTTGGTAAAGTTTCAAGATGGAACTATCGTTGATACTTACTATACCTTAATCAATCCAGAAGAAGAATTTGATGATTTCAATATTTTCATTCATGGCATTACACCTGAAGATGTTCTTGATTCACCTACATTCCCAGAAGTGAGAAAGGCGATTGTCGATTTTATTGGTTCTGATATAGTTGTAGCCCACTTTGCACAGTTTGATATGGGGGCTTTGAATGATGTTTACAATAAATATCAGTTGGATTATGACGATATAAAATATATTTGTTCGTATAGACTTGCAAAAGTTGCTATGCCAGGACAATTAAATTATAAGTTAAAAAATCTTTCGAAAGCATTGAATATTCAATTAGACCATCATAATGCTTTGTCTGATGCGAAAGCTAGTGGTTTAATTCTAGATCATCTATTATCAGCCAACTCTTTTTCTGATCTCAATGACTTTTTAAAAGAGTATCGTTATGACAAGGCAGGTCTACTTGGCCAGCATGGTTTTAAGAGAAAAAAAGACGCTAAGTACAAAGATAATCTCATCTATACTCCTACAGAAGAGGAGAAAGCAGCAATGGACCCAGACCACTATTTCTACGGATTGTACTTTTGTTTTACTGGAAAACTAGAGAGAATGACCAGAAAAGAAGCTAACAAAGCGGTAGCACTTGTTGGTGGAGTCCCAGAAAAAGGTGTCACTAATCATACAAATATTCTAGTTGTCGGTGAACAAGATTGGCGTGTGGTCGGTGTAGACGGTCTAAGTAGTAAAATGAAGAAAGCACAATCATTGCTTGAAAAAGGTCATGATATTGAAATCATGACAGAAAATGATTTCATAAAGTTACTAAAATAAAAACCATTGCTAACGAAACGATGGTGATAGATGAATATAAGGCTTTAATTAATTAAAAAGGAGAGAATAATGATTGACTTTGATGAAGATTTTCCTGAACTTTCTTTTAATGAAAAAATAGCAAATCTAAATTTGATACATCTTGAAAGCATGCAACCAATGACAACAGCTTCTACTCTAGATGAATTCCCTGGCTCTTTTGGTCTCGGTGTTGACGTTGACCTATTTAATATCAAATCTAATCGCAAATATCAAATTCAAGTTTTCTCTCAAAACGATAAACAATTGGAGGAACAACTTGTCCATGTTTCGAATGTCTGTGTACCAGAAGAAGAATTTATGATCTATAATAAAGGTTATGGTATATCGATTGGTAGCTTTCCTTTTAATTTTACTGCTCAATTTGAAGGAGACTATAAGATTTCTTTCAGGCTCTATGACATAGATGCTCAGAAAGAATTAGATGAATTTAATCAGTACATTTATCTTTATAAGAGGTAAGGAACATGGGAAATACAAGTGAATATAAACCAAAAGGTTCAAGTAATGTTACCAGATTATACTCCCAAAATCATGTGAATAATGATATAATGAAGCCAAAGGAGCAGGAGGATGGAGATATGGAACATGAAATGTACACCAAAACAGAAATTGATTTAAAACTTGATAAAATTAGTTCTGACACTCAACACGGATTTGAAAAAGTAGATTTAAAATTCGACCAACTCAGAACAGAAATTCGTGATGGATTTGAAAATGTAGGGATTCGAATGGAAAAAATGTTCTCAGATTTCAAATTAGAGCAACGAAAAGAAAAAGCAGAAAATAATAAGTGGTTGATTGCTTTGACCGTAGGGACTATCCTCTCGATTGTTGGAATCATTATTTCAATTATTGCTATTTTAGCTCAAAAATAAAAAAATCCCCACACTCGCCTTCGCCAAAAATTGAGTGTGAGGAATACAGTATAAGAAAAGCCATTCAAAAGGTCTTTTTCTTATACCCATTTTAACAAGAAATGAGGTAAAAGGCAATGGAAATTAAATCTTACAAAAAGAAAAATGGCGATACTGCCTACAAATTCAGGGTTTACGTCGGTAAAGAAAATGGAAAAGACAAGTATGTAAAACGTCAGGGCTTCCCGACAAAAGCCAAGGCAAGAGCAGCACTTCTCCAACTTCAAGCTGACCGTGAAAATAGCGAGGAAATCACTGTCAAAGAAATCACTGTTGAGGAAGTCGCTGAAAAATGGCTTAAGGAATATGCTGACACAGTACAAGATAGTACCTATATCAAGACTGAGAGAAATTTACAGAATCATATCTACCCGACTTTAGGAGATCAAAAAATATCTTCTCTCACTCCTCTTCAGCTTCAGGAACAAGTCAACAGCTGGTCCAAGAAACTTGTTTACGGACGTAAAATGAAGGGCTTGATGAACAATATTTGTAAATATGCTATTAGGCACGGCTACATCTCAACCAATCCGGTTGAGAGTGTGACGACACTTGTCAGAAAGCAAGTAGATACAGATAGTGATTTTTATGACAAAAATGAGCTAAAATCTTTCCTCGAGTTAGTAGACCAAACAGATGAACTGAGAAAGAAAGTCCTCTTTCGTCTTCTAGCCTTCACAGGGGCTCGAAAAGGGGAGGTTTTAGCCCTCAAATGGGAAGACTGGACCAATAACACTCTGAGTATAAACAAAGCCATTACGAGAGGATTTGACGGGGAATCCGTCGGTGCTACAAAAAACAAAAGTAGTAACCGATTGATCAGTTTGGACAAAAAGACAAGTGAACTCCTTACTGAGTTGAGAGAAATGAATCCTACTACTACTTATATCTTTGAAAATGAATTTGGAAAACCAATACCAGGAACACTACCACGGAAATGGCTACAACAAATTGTCAAAGATTCGGATATGCGTCCGATTCGGATCCACGGATTCCGCCACACACATGCCAGCCTATGTTTTGAAGCTGGTATGACACTCAAGCAGGTCCAGTACAGACTTGGGCACTCAGACCTGAAAACAACCATGAACATCTATACTCACATCACAAGAGAGGCCAAAGATGACATTGGTGAGAAATTCGCAAACTATATTGACTTTTAATTAAATAACATAAAAACAGACCCTTTGGACAAAAAAGGGTCTGTTTTTGGGTCTGCCAGTTTCAAAAAGGTTCAAAAAGGAATAGAAAGTATAAAGCAAAAAACGTTGTATTTACAACGTTTTAGAAAGTTTTAGAAAACTTTAGAAAGTATATATGGAGCCGGTGGGAGTCGAACCCACGTCCAAACACCTGCTAACATATTTGTCTACAACCATAGGTTATGTATTATTTTAACAGTCCCTCGACACATAACTCAAGCCTAGGAACTGCGAGTCTATCAATCTCTTATCAAGCTGCTAGACAAAGCTTGATCGTATCTCGCTAATCATAAGACCTGTCATCAGACGCGAGCAATCCGAATCGGGTCACGCCTGCTGGTTTTTAGGCAGCTAGAGCGTAAGAAGTGTT